CCCCTTTGTCGTTAATAGCATACTCGTACATACATTTACCGTACCCTTTACCTCTAAACCGTTGCTCTACAAAAGAAGAACCGACAAAAAGGTAATCATCTTGCTTTTTGTCGGTATAAACTGATAAACAACCGGCTCTAGAACGTTTAACGTTCTTTTTTATGTACATTACATACTCTGTAAAGGCTGGCCCCTCGTCAACCTCAAATAGAACCTCTATCATAAAGTATTAACGACGTCTAAAGTAGTGGTATGCCATAGTAGCTGTAAAGTTAACTATAGTACCACTGCCGCCAGAAATGTTGTACGTTAATTCACCAACATTTCTAACTGATGCGCCAACTAACTGATATTGTGCAACTGCATCTAACTGGGTATCTAACTGAACTAAGTCGATAACAGCAGATTGTCTAGGTGCAAAATAATTACCAGTACTAGTAGCGTCATCAAAAATATCTCTAGACATATCTTCAAACTTCTGTCTAAGTACTGAGTTTTGATCGCTGTAAAAGTTAAGGGTGTAACCGTCACTTCCAGGGTATGTAGCATTTCCTGGCACGTTAAAATTTAACCCCATATATGGTACCGCTACATTAGTAATTGCTCTTGCTGGTAAATTAGCAGCTGTGCAATACACAAGGTCATCTTCATCAAATGTGACGGAACTGGCGCCACCTGAGTCAATGCTTAAGACTCTGAATTGAAAATCTCTTGCGAAGTCACGTTCTACTGCTACTCTGTAAAAATCAGATATTGTTTGACGTACGTCTGGCATATCATTATTTATGCTTACTTGTTATCTTTTGATAAAAAAACCGGGCCTTACGACCCGGTTTAGGAAGATGTACTAATTTAAGCTATTGGTTAACCGACAATTTCGCTAAAATCAGTACCAGTGCGCGTAGCATAGAAGTTTACTAAGATAAACTCAGCAGCTCTAACTGGTTTCAAGTATATATCTACTACCAATTCATTGGCATCGATGACGTCTGGCGTATTATTACGTTCGTCGCAAACAATGAGATAATCATAAAGGCCTTCATTGTTCTTTGCATCTTCAAAGATTGGGGTTAGAACGTTTATGACGTTTGTCCTGGTAAACAGGGTGTTTGGCTCGAAGACGAAATACTTCACTGTTTCCCTTGTACGTTTTTCTAAGTAAAGGAACAAACGACGAACATTTACTCTGTCAAACGCACTTGGTTGACTTTGAAGTGTCTTCTGACCAAATATAACAAACCCTTCGCTCGGGAAGAACGCAACAGGGTTTATATTGACTTGATCATATAACTGATCTCTTTGTTTCTGATTTGGATATAATGCAATATCATTTACTGCAACCAACCCTCTAGTGAAACCAGCTGGTGCATACCATGGTGCAAAACTTGCATCGGTGCGAGCGTAATTCGCAGCTGCTATACCAGAGAATGGAATCCAAACCTGACCTCCAACACCATTATCATAAACCTGGGCATATGATGCATAAGCTGCAGCATAATTTGTATTAATAATACTGTAGATTTGTTTTAATGGTGTTAAAATGTTTAACGGGAATGTCTGACCTGGTATATTAATACCTTTTGTATTGTCGCCAGATATTAAAATTTGACGAATTGGGTCAGATATAAAGATAAAATCTTTTCTTACATTACTTGCAAAGTTAATAAACTTATTAGTAATAGTTGCCCAAGATGATCTAATTTTACTTGCATCAGCATCTAATGTAATACCGGTTGTACCTAAACCAGCAATACCGGTTAGGGCATCCCTATCATCGAAATATTTGTTTAGATTTGATGTGTTAGCTGTATTCTTTACTGTAGTTTGAATTGTACTTAAACCACCATCAGTCATGATATCAATATCAAATAAATCAATATTAGCTAATCTATCAAATACTCTATCTAACTTACCAGGTAAGTCACCAATTTCATTATTAGTTTCTTTAGTGGTGCTGTAAGAACCTGCAGGTAATAGTGAAGCATCTCCTATTGAAAATTCTTCTGTTCTTTTATTTCCATTAACATCGTAAATATAATTACCAGCAGCAATATTAGAAATGTTTGCTTGAGGTAAACCTACAATTTCTCTGTAAGACGTATTTGCATCACCTGTTGTACCACTTTCATAATAGTTATTAACAAGCTGGGTTGTGATTACTCTCACTTTTCTGTTCGGTGTACCGTCATCATTAAGATTACCAGATGAACCTCTACCCATTATGTTTTTATTAATCTTAACTGCTAAATTAACACTATTATTTGTTAATATTTGCGGTAAGTAGAAACTCATAGGAGCACCACCGTTAGGGTTATTAATTTGTCTATAATAATCTATACTTCCAAAATAACCTTCTTCTAAAATATAATCAAGTTTTGTAACTTCAGGTGAAAATACCGACTGTCTTAATTTGTATAAACCAAATATTAACGTATCATCAAAAGATGGGGTATTAATTTTGAATGTTGGTATACTTTCTTGAGTTAACGATAAGTTTGCCGGGGTAGCTTCACTGTTATAATCAGCAGATAATAAGAAGTTTAATCTAGACTCAGGTATGGTTTGAAGAACGCTATATTGTTGGGTTTTATTTGTTTCATCTTTTGAAACTTTTACTTTTACAATATCATCATAATCAGTCGAGGCATAAAGATTAGTATTATCAGCAATGTTTAAGTAATAACCTTCAAACTTTTGATTAACTGTAGTTTTTGCTGTATTTAAAACTATAATACCAGCCTTAGCCAACGTAGCTAATTGAGTTGCTGTTGTTGATTGAGTATTATCTACTTCAAAACTACCTGGTATACCTGGGGTATCACTCCATTGAAAAGCAGAGTCGTCTATAATTGCTGTATATTGCTCTTGTGTTAATGAAAGGAATGTTGGTTTACCGACACAATATATAATATCATCCCCTGCTGAAGCTGGGCTGAATTGAGTTTCGGTTTGACCACCTTGTTGATCAATATTAGCTGACAAATAACTGTTTACGGTACCACTTAATGCATCAAATGCTGTTTGATTAATAGGTACAACCGGGTAAACAGTCGCAAAATAATTGTTTGAAAACCCAGAACCTAAATTTTCACCATATGGTAATCTGTTTACCAAAATATTGGCTCTGCTTTTAAAAGATTCTGCTACTGTATGGTAGAAATATCTTTCTGCTGGGTTAGTTGGGGCCCCATAAATCTGAGTGAATTCTGATAAACTGGATACCTGTACAATTTCATCATTTGGTCCGTCAGGAGAGAAACCTGTAATGAAAATATTTGTACCTATTTTGTCTGCTGGACGCAAGGACAAATCTACTTCATTAATTTCTACACCAGGACTTTGTATAGTTCTTCGTGCCATATCGATATTTATGCATTTTTAGATATAAAAGTCTAAAATGCACCTTTTTAATAAATATGTCAAACTTGAAGAAGCTTAACCGTAAACTGACTGTAAGCCAAGGTAAATGACGACTCAATTTCGTCGGGGTCTCTGTATGAATAACTAATTCCCCCGATCCTGGTAGGGAATCCCTTTGAAAAATCAAATTGAACTACCTTTTTGTTGTATTCATCTAAACCATAAATGGTAAAATTGGCCATATACAAATCTTCAACAACCATTCCTGGTTTATAATCTTTACTCGCGTCAAAATAACCTGCATAATCATCTTGCAATTTATTCAACCACGAATAAATGAACCAATAGTTGCTAAATCTATTATCAATTGTGAAATTTATATCAATTGGTGGGTAAGTTGGGCGATTATGACTAGTAATGTGTAAATTCTGACCGCTATAGCGTGTTTCCACTTCAGGTACACTAACTTCTGGTATAACACTACCGTAAATTGAAAATTGCACCGAGTCTGGGTTAACAAACTTGTTATCTCTCACCGTTTTTGATATATCATCCCGTAATACCTTTGGTGTAGGTATAACAAGGACAAATTTATCCTTTCTTTCCTTGTTAAACGGTGATTGTGAGTATGTAGTCATTGAATATATTTAAACTAACCATGAGTTAGCAGCAGGAGTAAACGATCTATGAGTTTGAAAGTCACCTACCGGCGTCCAACCATTCTGTTTCATCCAATCTAACTCAGAATTATCATCTGACCCGGTTTTTTCTGTAAAGACTATTGTATCAACCTGGTCAGTTTCGTCTTCTTCACCCCAGCTAAACAACTTTTTGTTAAGATTTGTACCGTAATCATAGTCATAACGTCTGATTTCAGCAGGTCTACCGTTGGAATCAAACCGCAACACGTCAAAATACCGTCTAATAAGGTCGTTATCTAATATTAATAGAGCCCAACCAAGGGACATAACACGGTCATCCATCATATCTATACCAGGCTTAGCAGCCCACTTACCATTAGGATATTTTATGAAGTTTTTAATCTCTACTAATGTTTCTAACTCACGAATATTAACTGCTTGTAGTTCATTTACGAAATATCTCATGTTCATCACACATCTATACTTGGTATTTGTGTGAGATATAACGCCTAACCTGTTATTTTTAGCTTTTCCTTGGCCTGCTTCAAATGAAACTATGTTTCCATAACGTAAAGTATGGTATAAATGATCAACTACCTGGGCTCCACAGCTATTTCTTTCAATTAATGCCGGGGGACTACCCCATTGCAACAGAATTTCGTGTAATTTACTGGTAAAGTTAAAGGGATTTATGGTATTACTCCAATATGTGGCTACTTGCTCTATATTATTAAGGTCTTTTAAGTCTAATATTTGAATTACACTAGCATTTTGGTGTACACCTTCAGCAATATCAACACCTGCTACATATACCCCGTTGTCATCCGGTTGTCTCCAAATTTTGTAATTGTTTTCCTCCATTACAATCTTTGGTTTTTGACAATTTACCTTTAAAGCTTCGAATAACTCTTCATTTATAGCTAATTCACCAGAAGATATGAATTCACACCCGAACTCTTGGTTAAATGCTTCTTCACTACCAATAGTACGCATGGTTTCGTACCTCCACTGTTCATCTCTACCAGGAACCTCATGCCATAAGATTTTATCGTAACCCCAACCGTTTTTATATTCAATAGCACCATTCCAAATCTTGTAAAACAGGTTATCTGTACCGTTTGCGGTAGATGCTATAAAGATTTTAGACTTTTTCGATGATGAAATTACAGGGAAAACAGATTTCCAAAACTGATCCACCAAGTGAGGTTCAATAAATGCTAACTCGTCTAGTACTAGCACGTTAATAGATTGACCACGAGCAGCTGTTCCTGTTGTGGTACTAATACCTATTGATGTACCGTTAGTTAATTTCAACGATTCTTTACCATATTCAGTAACACCAGGCTTTAACCAGTTAGGTAACTCTTCATATGCCATTCGAATACGTGAAAATATCTCTTTTGCAGTACCTTCTTTGTTAGCAACAATAAGAATACGTTGATCATTATTAAAACAAGCATGCCATAATGTGTAAATTGTCATCATGGTCGTTTTTCCTATCTGTCTTGAGGCAAGTAATATAAAGAAACGATTATCTCTCATACCCCTTAGTGCTCTTTTCTGGCAAGAGTGTAGACCAATCTTTTCACGACCACGATCTAGGTTAACAATAAAGAAGAAATTTTCTGCGAAGTAAAGAAGGTTTTGTTTTGCCTTCTTCAAATCTTTAATCATTGCCGGTGTCCACTCAAACTGAGTATTCTCTGTAGGCAAGTTAGGATTACCCAAATAAAAATCACGGGTAGGTTTCATATACTGTTATTTAACTAAAAAATGAATAAATATAGACATGAATCGTAAAAGAGACTTAGAAAATTTGTCAAAATTATACGAAAGCTTTAGTGAAGATGAACAATCAAGTGCATTTGGTCAAGAAATGGCTGATAAAGCTGAAGATCAAAACCCAGTTCAGAATTACGAAGACGAAGAAGTAAAATTTCAAGTGGGTGATAAGGTAAAAGTTAACGCTGGTAGAAGTTTAAATGATTTACGCTCTGGTAGATACGGTACTCAAGATTTATATATGTATGGTACTATTGCCTATATTGATGACGATAATGTACAGATCGATACCAACCACGGTACAATGGAAGTCGATATTAATTCCATAGAACATGATGAAGAAGCTGAAGATTTAGGCCCTAATCAACAACCTGAAAGTTGGGGTGATGAAGCCATGGGTGATGAACAACCAGGCGAAACATCTATGAGATTTTCTCAAGATACACCTGATGATCCTGCTTCGGGTGGTAGTCCTAACATTGATGATCCAGATGAAGAAGAATATGACGACCCTTATTATAATAGAGAAGAAGATTTAAGAAGTAGAGGTATTGATCCTGATGCAGAAGATCCTGATGCCGATGAAAAAGGCAAAGAAGAAAGAAATAGAGAAGAAGATCAGGAAGATGATAATGCTTTTCCAGAAGATAAATCATACTATGATAACGAAGATGAAGAAATGTCTTTAGAAGATGCTATTAAAGTAATTAGAAAGCATATTGAGGCCAAAGCTAAGTATGGTGATGATTATGATATTGAGGATGAAACACTCAATTTTGGTGATAGAGAAAAAGCGATGAAAGTTTGGGTTAAGAATTTTCATAAAAAAATGAAAGCTGGTAAAAAAGATGAAGATGAATTAGGTCAAGCTATGGCTTATAAGAAAATTACCGGTAATGAAGTTAAAAAAGAGTCATTTAACTCGCATGGTGACAGAGATATGTCTTTATTAGCAGAAAAATACTTAAATATTAAAAATCATGAATAGAAAAAGAGATCTTATTCAAATTGAAGAAGCGTACGCTGCAGTAGCAGGTAACCCACCTGGTAAAGCAGCTGCTAAACAACAATTAAAGCCAGGTAAAGCAATAGATAAAACTTATGCTGCAGCTTCTAAAGGTATTAAAAACATTCCAGTTGGTAATGATGCAAGTACTCAAGGCTTTGTACATGACAATTCTGGACCTAAGGGGGCTGATAATTTTAAAAGTACTGAATTAGACCCAGACAACCCAGCTATTGGAGATGACAATGCTTTTGATATTAAACAAAGCTCTGATGAAGGAGCAGATACATATTTCAAAGCTGAAAACAAGAAAATTGCAAAAGAGAATATAAATAATAGTATGGCAAAGAATAAGTCTATTTTTGATCGTTTATACGAGGAAGTGATGGATGACGAACAGTTTGACGCAGTTGAGCTTGGCATCGGTGATGACGAGGGCGGCGATGACGTTGAAATGGGAGGAGATGAAGTCACGATTACCATTGATAAAGATTTAGCACAGAAACTTCATGACGTTCTTATGGATGTTCTTGACGGTGGAGAAGGCGGCGATGATGAAGCCGACATGGAACCCGAAGGAGATCTTGGTGATGAGGACGAACAGGCAGCTGGCGGCTTCGAAGAAATGGAAGAAGACGACGCTGACGAAGATGAAGAAGCTGACGAGGACGAAATGGAAGATGAGGACGAAGAGACCTTTAACTATTTCGGTGAAGAAATTGAAGCAGAAGATTTAGGTCATCCACTTGTTAACCAGAAGAAAGGTAACCCCGAAAAACCTTCTGGTAAGAACAACGTCGTTAAGTCCGCTCATACCTCTAATGTAGGTAGCAAAGGCGGCGACGGTAAAGTTACTGACAAGGTTGGTAATGACGGTGATGAAGGTACTCCTATCACAGGTATGAGAAAGGGACATCCAACTTCACCTAAGGGTTCCGCTAATGTTGTTAAGAGCAAGATTAAGGGTGGTAATCAGGAGTTTTTCCAACGTAATGGTTAAACGAACAAAATAGAGTAGTTCAAAAATGCCTGCCAAGCGCTTGGTAGGCATTTTTTTTGCTTAAATATTAATGTGAAGTTTTACAACGAAACTTTAAACCCTAAATTTTACGTAAAGGATAAAATGATTCCTGCTTTACGTAAAAAGCTTATTGATATTACTAAGGATTTCCTAGCTAATGTACCTATAAAACTTCCTAAAATTGACGATATACAATTAACAGGTAGCTTAGCTAATTACAACTACACCCCAAAAAGTGATTTAGACGTTCACATCTTATTAGACTTTAACAAAATTGACGAAGATACGGATTTAGTTAAAGCAGCTTTAGATGGTATCCGTTTTATATGGAATACCAAACATGATATTAAGTTAAAGGGTCATGAAGTAGAAATGTACTTTCAAGACACAAAAGAACCTCATGTATCGTCTGGCTTGTATTCTTTACAAGAGGGTAAATGGGTCAAAAAACCAGAATATAACCCACCAAGTATAAAAGACGAAGACGTTAAAAAGAAATTTGAAGATATTAAGGTTCAAATTGACAAGTTAGAAGAGTTAACTAACAAGTACAAAGATGACTCAGGTAAATCTGAAACATTATACAATTATGGTAGAAAATTATTTCAGAAAATAAAGAAAATGAGACAAGAAGGTCTCAAAGGTATGGGAGAATTTTCAGTAGGTAATTTAACTTTTAAATTTTTACGCAACACAGAGTATATTGATAAGTTATACAACTTAATTAATCATAATTATGATGAAATGTACTCAGAGTCATTTTTTAACACCGGTAAAACAAATCATAGACAACAACATGCTGTTGTAAGAGACCCTGGTACTAGAAAACACGCAACAACAGTACCAGAATACTTAAGAACGAATTTAGAATTACCAAATAGTTTTAAAGTAATGCAAAAACCCGGAGGACCAAAATTTGTTTATATTAGTCCTCAAGATGCATACAAATTATCAAAACATTTCGGTGTCAGGGATATAAGGCGTCCAAAAGGTTTAAAAAAATCTGGTGTAGCTTTAGGAGTAAAACCTGACGGTAGGTATTACCTAATGAGAACTAACAAGAATAAAAGGAGTTATCTAAGATAATGTCTATTGCATGGTATACAGGTACTAATCAAATTATGCCAGGGTTTTTACCTGGTGTTCCTACCCCAAATAGCAGTGGTTCAATTTACCCTAAACCAAAAACATGCAACCCCTGTTTTAGATTTACTGATAAGGATAACACTTTATGTGAAAGGCTTGTTATTAGTAATTGGTGGTTTGAACAAATATGTTTATATGGTCAAAGAGTTACATATTGGCAAAACCCCTACAATACTTTATCTGCAGATGGTATACCTGAAGCTGGACCCGGTAACATTTACGGTGAAGAACCTACTAAGGTGTTTAAAGACCCAAAACAAATAATTGTACTACTCGAGTTGCAAGAAAATGCAGTTATACTTCAAAAGTATGGTTTTGATTCTGATGACGAGTTTACAGGTTATATACACATTAGTGCATTTTATCAAACATTTGGATATTTACAAGAACCCAAAGCTGGTGATATAATTGAGTTAACAGAATTTGGAGATGATAGACCTTATCCCCGTACAGGTAAGAAATTTGAAATTACCGAACGTTTAGATGAAGATGTTGCAAGAATAAACCCATTAGCAGGTCATTATGTTTGGATGATAAAAGCTAAACGTTATGATTATAGCTTTGAACCTGGTCTTAGTGCTGAAGGTGGAAGTGATCAGGTATATGATGATAAGTTCTCAGGTGTACTTGATGGTGGAATGCAAGATAGATCCTCACCTAAGAGTTATGATGGGGATCTTGAAGAGTTATCTAAAGCAATATTTGACTATTCAGGGTTTGATTATGATAATGTTTACGGAGGCTACGGTAACACGGAAGCTCCTGAAGCCGGTCCGTTTGGACCTTAACCTCGCGAACTATTATTATAAAACGAATCGTAGTCCGGTAGAGTTTCACCTCTCATATTAGCTATAAGTTTATCTGCATCATTACAACTTGCAAAAACTTCAGTAACTACTTTACCCTTACCGGACTTGAACGTATACTCAACACCGTCTTCAATTTTTTTGATATAAACTATAGTATATATCTCACCGGGTTCAAATTTAGAGTTAGTTAATGGAGCAGATTCAGTTTGCATACCAAATCTAGTTGGACCACCTATACGAGGTCTTAAACTAACTCCACCCGGGGCTTGAAAACTTGTATTAAGTATGTAATGCATTTTCTCTGTAAATATATTCCTTTACTGATCTTGGTTCTACCTCAACATCACCCATCTTATAATTAATAAGGGTACTTTGATACATCTCTGATATGTAATTTTTAAATGCTAATGGTTTGATCCATGAGTCATTCTTGTCAATGTCCATTCCAATCTTTTCTGCTTTTGTAGCTACATAATTAACTGCCTCAAAAAGACAAATCCACCTTGAAATTTCTTCAGGTGTCATATCTTCAATTGTTTTTTTGTTCAATGAATTTTCCATACCCTTCAATTATAGAGGCTACCCGTTTAGGGTCAAAGTTAAAATTACTTAGCTTGGTATTTTTTAATGCATTTTCAATTACCTGCATATTAAGTTTTAGAATGTTACTGTTAGCAGAAATATTCTTAGAGTTTTGTTCGAGTATATCGTCCATAACAACTCTAATTAGGTTATCTAAAATCTTTTCTTTATTCTTTTCATCTAACGTAGCTTTTGCGGCCAATATACCTTTGTTATAAGAATCATAGTAAGCAGTACCATGATATCTTTCCGTAGATGGTGTATCACCTACAGGTGGTATAGCTTTATTCTCTGATTCATTAAAATTAATTGTCATAATCTTTTCCTTCTACAAAATTAAAATTCTTAAACGGGTCATCACTAACAGGTGTGGTTTCTAAAAATGTTTTTGACCCAATATATACCTTTACACTCTTTTTACATTTAGGGCATTCGTACTTATTTTCTAAGTCTAACCGTATAGGTACATAAGTTTTAGCAGCACAATTTTCATCTGGACAGATACATTCAATTCCTTGTTTAGAAAATTCTTTTATACGCTCATTTTGGATTGTTTCAAACTCAATTTCAGCTCTTTGTTTTCTCCAGTTAGAAAACAAATTATAAACAAATATTTGAAAGATAGTAGCAAGACCAAATACCGGGAAAAATGGTAAACTAAGCAAATAGAAACACCCAGCCACAGAAGCACTAACTGAAAATAAAATTAATAAAGATTTAACTAATTCCACTAATATAATTTAATATTAGGACTCTGCATTACCACTCTCGAATGGTTTACGCTGAACAATTACATCTAAATCTTTAGTCATATTGTTTAAGATATGCTTAATCTTACCACAACGTTTAATAAAGTTATTTAAATGTTCAGTAGCGTCTTCACTCTCTGTAACTAACGGGTTTTCTTTAGTTTGTCTTGCTTTAGCTTCAATATTATCTGCTGCTAAGAATAAAGCACCCATATCTTCAATGATATGCGTCATAGGGTAAGGGAGCTCTAAGGGAGCTTTATTTCTATCGTTAGTACCGCTAGCTTGTAATAAATCACCTACCGTAACGTGAGAAGGCTTTTGCTCTCTGGTAGCAATACCACGAACCCACTTATTGTACATTTGTATTTGATCTTCTAAAAGTAATTTATTACTTGCCATATTATTATTTATAGGAGAGATTAAATAAATGTATGAGCTTTTTTAGTAAACGTTTTATTACATTACTTGAGCAAGACGAAACAGTAGAGATTACAGATACAGAGGCTATGGAAACACAGCTTGATCCTGAAACTGATGCAGCTGATTTCAATGTCGATGCCCCTCAACAGTCACCTGAAGACATGGTAAAGGCTAACAATGCTGCTCAAGCCCAGGAGTTGGCTAGTTGGATATCTAAAATGGAAGAATTTACTAACTATCTTAATAGTGAAGGCGATTCTGTACAGTCTAAATTACATCAAGCCAGTTGCGACACCCTTTTTAATAAGATTGCTAGTGCTGAAACCAAAAAGATTGCTAGAGTTGCAATGGATTTAAGTGCTCTTATTGAGAATCTTAAAGGTTATATGCATAGTGCAGATGTTTAGTATATAATTTGAGATAATTTTACAAGTCCCGGTAATCCTTTGAATGTATTTTGCATTAAAAAATTATTAGGGACTTTTTCTATGTCTAAAGTTATACACATTTCATTAAAATCTTTAAACTTTATACCAAACTTCTTAGGCCATATGAATACTTTATGACCTTTCTCTAATAATGTTTTCGTTTTCTTAAGTGAAGCTTTATCTTGCCATTGGGAGTCTAGTGCAATAACTCTTTCATGAAACGGAAACTTCATTAACTGAGTATTTTGTAGTTTAGTATAAAGATTATCACTACTTTCATTGATACCCGCAACAGCTACACCATTTTCAACAAAGAAAGCATCAATTGGACCTTCTATAATGTAAATCTGATCAATGTCTTCTTTAATTTTATCAATATTAAACAAACTTCTATCACTGTCGATCTTGCCTAGATACTTAGGTAGCTTAACTTTGTAGTTCTCAATGATAGTTCTACTTTGATAAAAGATGATCTTACCGGAGACATCGTGGAAAGGTATGATAAGTCTATTCTTATGTACTTTATCTTTAAGTGAGAAGTAAAGGGCTTTAGGTCTATTAATAGCCTTATCTAATTTACGTTTTTTTATGTAGTTAAGAGCAGTTTGTACTAATGCATTTGAGTTATAATACTTTATTTGACCTTCATCAAATAGATTAATACTATCTTCTGGTAATGATTTATGTAAAGCTTTCTTTACAACTGCACTTATATCAACATCTGCGGAAAGATCTTTAGGTAACAGATCATACTCTTCTGCTTCCTTGTATATTTCACCTACAGTCATGCTCGACACTTCAACAATCCAGTTCATAGGATTAGAATGCCAACCACAATTGTGACAATGAACGAAATTATCTTTTACAACATAGAACAACCGACGTTTTTTACCCCAAGACTTACCCTCTCTACACACAGGACATCCTCCTTGGTAAGTCTTTGCAAGTCTATTATACTTCGGCCGTCCAGCGTATTGATAAAATTTTTGTACGATGTATGCCTCAGGTAATATCATACCAAGGAGGATTATATACTATTTCTCTAATGGTTCAATAGAAACAACGCCTTTTCTAATAAAAGTACCGCTGTTAGGATCAATCCAATGGGCCTCAGTTATTCTTTCACCATTTCTTTCAAATGTATGTAACCTAGGATGCACTGGATTACCAGAAATAGGGCTGGTAATAGGTACTGGCCGTACCATATGCATATTATTAATGTTATTATTCATATCAAATATTTAATTTAGCTATAGCTTCTTGTAGTGAATCTTTTAATTTGAAAGTATTAATCCATTTATCTTTATTTTTCATAATTGAACCATACTTATTTTCTACACAATGATCAAAAAATGTATCTAAGTCTTTTTCAGGCATACCTTCACCCATTTGAGACGAATAAATCGGTTCTTCATCTGGGTAATGTTTATAACCAAGTTTAAGATCCATAATTTGAATATTTTTCTTATAGATATCATACTGTTGTTCATTCAACACTTGATCAATTGATTGATCTTTGAACTTCTCAATCAAATTAAGTGCTCGTTTATGACCTACTTTGTATAAACCTTTGATGTTATCACTATTATCACCAACTAATGCTTTATAATCAAGAAAATGATCTAAACTAACCCCTTTTGTATAAGTCATAAAGTTATCTGGTGTGACTGTTACTTTCTGAATAGGGTTAAACACAAAAGTTGTATCATTAATAAGTTGATACAGGTCCTTATCAACAGTAACAACAAACTTCTTACCAGGTAACTTGTGACAAAGATAAGCAATAACGTCATCTGCTTCCATAACGTTAGGGTACATACTTTTAATACCCAAACAGTTAAGTAGATCTTTGATTAGTTCATCATTACGGTGAGCTTCTTTAGCTACCTCACTATCACGATTGCTTTTGTATGCACCATTTGAAGTATTCTTACGAAAGTTAGTAGAAGGGTAGGTTAACTTTTTATCCCAGGCAGCATAAACTTGATCTGGCTTAAATTTATCAACATACGACTTTACAGCTCGTAAAAACATAAGGGTAGATAAGTCTTCACCCTCTAAATTATTTTTAGAAAACCAAAAAGTACGATACAAAAGATTATTTGCATCAAGAATAAGAGTTGTCATTATTCACCTTTAGTCTTTTTAGTCTTTTTGGCTTTTTTAGTTTGAACTGCTCCGTCTAGTTCATCAATGCGTCGCTTTACAGCTTTTCTTACTTTAGTTTTCGTGTTTGTTGAAACAGAAGTAAATTTTGCAAATTCTTCACATAAAGAATCAAGTTCACTTTTCGTTTTAGCACTAAGAATGCGATCTTTTAACGATTTCATATTAATATTATATGAAAAATCTGATAATAGTCAAGTGAGGTGTTGTGCTTCTAGAACTTTGAAAACATCTCTGGGTAATTTTTCAACAAATTTAACTATCCCATTATCTATCCCGTTTTCGAAGTCTTTAATAGGTACTTTTAGTTTTTCATTACCTGGTACTGCGAGAAAACAGTGGTGATCTTGTAGAGTATCGATGTATGCAATAAATTTACCAGCGTGATCTCCGTTTTTTACTGCATATAGAAATCGCTTTTTAGGCTTTTTGGTATTTTTTGTAATACTGAACCATTTCATCCCATTCTTTACTATCACGAATTGATCTCCTGCATTTAAACCCTAGATTTGCAATCTTATCAAAGTTTAAAGAGTATCTTTTATCGTGACCTTTCCTATCTTCAATATAGCTTAACTTCGCATTAGTTCCAGTAAATGTACTAATCATAGAAGCTATTTCGTTATTAGTTAATTCTTCTCCTGAGCCTATATTATATATTTCACCAGCATTACCAAACTGCAACACTTTAAAAATACCTCTTGCATGATCATGGGCATGTATCCATTCTCTTACATTTGTACCATCACCGTATATATCGATAAACCCGTACTTGTTAGCGCAGGTAATTGATTTAGGGATAAGTTTTTCAATGTGTTGACCTATACCAAAGTTATTACAACAACGAGTAATGCGTATATCCATACCATATGTACGGTGATATGATAATGCAATCATATCCCCACTTGCTTTTGATGCTGAATATGGTGAGTTTGGACTAATAGGGGTATTTTCTGTCCAAGAAGGTTCATTTTCACCTAATGAACCATACACTTCATCTGTTGATACTTGGATAAAACGAGGTATACGAAGTTGTTTAGCTAAATTAAGTACATTTATAGTACCAACAACATTAGTTAAAGCAAAAATGTTAGGGTTTTTAATGCTATTATCGACATGACTTTCAGCAGCTAAATGTATACATGCATCAATTCGATCTAAGTTTGTAAAATCGTTAAAATTAAAAGGTTCGTTAATATCTAAGTTAAAATGCTTTTTAATTTTAACGTTATTAGTATTAACATAGTCACAGGCGTAGGTTTTATTATCAATATTATAGACGCTGCAACCTTTATCGGTTAAATAGTTGCAAAGGTGACTGCCAATAAAACCAAACCCGCCTGTGACTAAAATGTTCATTTATGACTTGCTATTTTCAATAAAGTTGTCGATAATTCCTGACAAGAATTCTTTATCACCGATATTAGCATATTCAATATTAATCATTTCCTTGACAAGACTATTATCCACAATTGTCACACTTCTATTTTCCTTGGTAAGGTTCTTTTCCGTGAATTGTTCAAGGTTAACTAACTCATATCTATCGAGATCAGAAACTTCCTCAATAAGACCAGCTTCTTTAAGCTTCTCTCCCTTTTCTCTCAAGATTTCTATGAATAGAGCAGGACTGAACTTACCATCACTTACAACATTATAGATACCATATGGAATTTCATTAGATACAACAATGTTATAAATGGTATTATGAAGATCAAACAAGTATGTAGCACTATTCTCTTCATTAAGAATGGTTGTATACTTAATAAGCTTTTCAAATAGGTTTCTATTACCCTTAGGTGAAGGTATTTCACTAAATGGCATACGAATACGTAAACTATACACATTCTTAAACGATGAAGTCAATGCCATTTCAGATGCATGCTTGGTCTTAGAGTACCAAGAAGACTCTTCATTGTTAAGACCGAAGTTTGGAATGTCTTCTTCCTTCCAACCGTTTTCATTTTCTGATACACCAGTGTAAATACAACCCGAACCGATATGAATCAATGAAGGAATTTCCATTTCCTGCACGACAGATGCAAGAGTGATAGGAAAGATAGCATTTAGATAGTATGCTAGCTCTTTATTGTCTTTAGCATCATCAATATTCTGTTCACCAGCATAACCTACACAGTTAACAACATGGTCAAATTTAACTCCTTCATTTTCATAGTTAACAAAAAACGTAAGAAGATCTTGTCTATCTAGATAGTTAACTTGTTCTCTATTAATACTATGTACTTCTACATTTTCTTCGTCAATTGCTAAAAAGTTACTTAATGTTTCACCAATATAACCCTTGCCTACGATTAGAACTTTAATTCTTTCGTTAGGTTGGTATTCGTCAGTAGTTTCTGTCTGTTCTTCTACTACTTCCGGAGTGGTTTCCTCATTAGGGGTTTCTTCGAATTCTGCATCTATAATATTATCTTCTGACATATCAATATTTTATTTGTTTATTTTATATTTCAAGATTGTTTAGGTTTAAAATAAGGGGAATTTTTATTGTCATTACTAATTTTTAATGTAGTTAACAACTTTTCAATAATAACTTCCATTGATGAAGTAGCTACCTTTAAAGGCATCTTCAAAACCGAATCAGTAAACTCAAAAATAGGTGATTCAAAGTCTGGATCTTTTTTACAAGTTATAATTAAACTCTCATGATTAGGGTTCACCATTACAGTCCAACGTCTATTATCTTTTTCACTGTAATTTTTAAACAAATCAAGTACTATGAACCCATTATCTTTAAGTCTTTTCTTGAAATAGCCTAATGTTGATATTTTATTGCTCATGATTGAAGTCCAGACACTATATACTTAAGATTACTTGTACCGGTGTCAATGTTAAAGATACAAAAGCCTTGATTAGTATTAATTTGAACGTTAATTTTATCTGAACTTGAACTAGTTAACAATCTTACAATATCAAAATGAACTGGAAATGACATATCTACGTTCTGACCTTCTTCACTTAGTAGTATTGAATAACTATCAACTGATGAATTAGTTTTATCAGTAATTTCACCGTAAATACCCTCTTCATTTATATTGAAATATAACTTATCTGACTCAGATACAAATGCTGCACCCTTTGCAAGTTCAGCAATCTTAGAAAACTGAATATCAAACTCAATATCACTCTCAAGACTACTAATTTTCTTTAGACTAAGCTTTGGTGATTGAATAATATTATCATCTAGAAAGTGATACTTAAATCTAATCTTTTTATCTTTATAAGATAGTGCATTTGACCTATATTCTAACTTAAGATTTTCACCTTCAATGAATGAAAGTACCTTTTCTAAACGTTTAACGTTAGGAATATTAAGCTGAACGCTATCTTCAAGTTCGATACCATAAGTTGCACATAAAATTAAACCTTGCTCATTGTTTGCAATGCACAATAGTTTGTTATTTACGTTCTTTATGACGACCGCATCAGTCAGAGCACTAATAGGCTTGAGAAAACTATTAATAAACTGACTCTTATCTAGGATATTAATGACCATACCCTATTATAGAAGCTATCTACTTTTTTACAAGAGTCTTTTTTTTGGTAGGAGTTAAATTTTCTAAAACTTTTGTGATATTAGATAGTTTTATTTCAATATCTTCTAGTTTTTCAAAAATTTCATTAACTGTTGCAGACTTATCAAAGTTTAATTCAAGTTGATTTGGATCTACAGCAGGTTGTACTACAGGAACTGGTTGTGGATCAGCTTGAATTTGAGGAGCTGGCTGAGGAATAGGTTGTTGTTGGGCTATTTGTTGATCAACATGTTGTGGTATTTGATTAACAGGTTGTTGTTTACCCATTAATTCTTTTACTCCCTTTTCTAAAATGGCTTTACCATTTACTTTTTGTAGGGTTTTTGATTCTGACACCATGTTATGATTCACCATTCTATCAAATTCACCGTGAACAGCCCCTAATAGTGAACGAAAAGCTAAGGCATCATCGTAAGGGTTGCCCGGCCCTGTTGGAGCCGGACTAACCGCGTCGTAATTTACATTTGTACGTTCTTCAGACATGTTATGATGATAGGTCACCTAGACTTGCCAACAAGTCATCGATGTCTTCATCAGTAGATTTAGTTTCTACAGGTGAATCAGTCACTGTTTTTGTGACTGCTGCAACACTTTCAGTTACTACTGCTGCTGCAGCAACCGGACTTGTAGCGGTACTAGCTTCTTCATCATTACTTACACAGTAAAAATGCTCGTTCAACACTTCTTTTAGTTCATCGTACGATTTT